CGTTCGAGCCAAGTCTTGCCGTTCGTGATGCAAGCGCAACCAGAGATATCGTCAAAGGTGACTGGTTCAACGAAAGATTCTGGAACAGTGGCGTCTCAATCTCTTCCGACCAAGACCAGAAGACCATCTATCGCAACACTGTGGGTGGGTGGCGAATGTCCTACGGGATTGGGATGAAAGCAGGATTTGGCTGGCACCCCAACCTACTTTGTGTAGATGACCCGCATTCCCCAGACCAAGCACTCGACCCAAACCAGTGTTTCAAAGCGTCCGACAAGTGGCGTAAAGTCTTCGCTTCTCGTGGTATGACGAAAGACGTGAAGAGAGTTCTCGTGGCACAGAGGCTGGGAGAATTGGACCTGTCTCAGTTCGTCAAAGAAAACGAGCCTCGCGTTGTGAGTCTAGTGATGCCGATGTGGTACGAATCCGACGACCCATGCAAGACGAATCTGGAATACTACGACATTGACGATATGGACGATGAGGGGAACCCCCGTCTGAAAACCTCGTGGGAAGACCCAAGAACCGAAGAGAGGCAGTTGCTGTGGCCTGAACTCATGAACGAAGAACGGGTCGACCGGCTCAAGATGGGGCTGAGAAATGCCCACATGATTTCGGCTCAGATGCAGCAGAAACCCACCGCACCATCAGGGGACTTCTTTCAGTCTGAGTGGTTCACCTACGTTGATTCCTACCCGCAAACAGGCATGGCATTTCTTCGTTCTTGGGATAAAGCGGCGTCATCTGGCAAGAAAGCGGACTTCACGGCTGGTGCTTTAATAGGCTACGACGGGGAGTTTTTCTATGTGATTCACGTCATGCGAGGGAAGTGGGAACGCAAAGAGAGAGATGCGATTATTCTCAAGACATGCCAAGAAGACGCTTTGAAGTACGGGAATTACACAGTCCTGTTCGAGCAGGAACCGGGTTCCGGTGGTAAAGAATCAGCACAGATATCCGCACAGCAGATACGGGACTGTGGAATTCGAGTTAGAATCGAACGTCCAACCTCGAAGAAAGTGGTGATGTGGGATACTCTTCAGGGTGAGATGGCGAAGGGTCGCGTTCGTATCGTTAAAGGCCCGTGGAACGATATGTGGTCTAGCGAGATGCTGTCTGCTGGCCCTGATGGGGTATATGGCACCAATGACGATATGATTGATGCTACTGCCTCAGGCGTCAGAAAAGCAGCCAAAGCGAGTGGTGTCGGTAAAATCAACCGCCCTCTCTTGTTGGTGACAGAGGAAGAACAGCAGGAGATTGAAGACGAGAAACCTAAACTGTCAGAAATTGACGAATATCTGAATCTCATTGATTCTCAGGAACACGATACGCTGGGGATTCAATGGTAGTATTGACTTTGCTGTAGGAAAACCAGAATAATCACATGATGCGAACACTCAGGAATTGGTGGAACAACAGAGAGCAGAGGAAAGAGGACGGCGACTTGAGGTTTGACGTGAAAGAGTTGTCGCGTGCGGTTCAATCCAAGAATGAACGCATTGCGGACCTCGAAACAGAGGTGTTCAACTTGTCAAACAAAGTCCGTACCCTCGAAGCGGAAGCTATCCTCTGGCAAAAAGAGATAGACATTCTCTCTCTGCACCACGAAAAGCACTGCCATAGACTTCGGGAAGAGGCTGGAATCAGGGAACAGGAATGACTGCCGACTACCTCAGAGGCACATTTGCCAACTCCCGTGCTGTCATCGCGTCTGCGAGCCAAGTGAAAGCACGCATCGCACCCTACGATTTGGGAGTGGGGAATCTATTCACCGACGATGGATACGGTGGGGAACACCACCAAGACGAGTACGAACACTACTCTGGTCGGTTCCACTCAGCAGCGAGAGTGGTTTGTTCGAAACTCGCATCTCAACCGATTCTCGTCGGTCGCAGAGGGGTTCTGAACAAGCAGAAGTCTGCTTCGGTCATGATAGGCAAGGGTTACGTCCCGCCGAACGGTGTGCCTGCATGGGTGGGCGACCCCGGCGAGATTGAGATTCTGACGAACCACCCACTCAGAGACGTGCTGATGAACCCGAACGAGGTTCACACACATTTCAACTTCTGGGACATGGCTTGCGGTTCCATCATGGCGACAGGCCGGTCATTCATTGTGGCGTTGCCGGGTGAGGACCGTCCGTGGGACTTGTTCCCTATTCCGTCCACATGGATGACACCCAACCACACAAAAGGCGTCTTCTCTGAATGGGTGATGAAACCACCATCCTCGCAGGAAAACGCACTCATCGTTCCGGGAGACCAAGTTTCCCACACTTACTTTGCCGACCCGTCCAACCCAATCTCTGCCATTTCGCCCCTCAAAATGGCTGGGCGGTCGGTGCTTTCAGATGAAGAGATTTCCACCACACAATATGCTGAGTTCAAGAACGGCGGAATGCCGAAAGTCGCATTGATTGCCGGTGACGTGATGAACGAAACAGGGTTCACGGACGACCCGAATCGCACATCAGCAGCGAGACCAGTCAGATTAGAACCTGAACAAAGACGGCAGATTATATCTTGGTATCAACAGCAGTACGCTGGTTCTCGTAAGAGTGGACTGCCGATTGTTCTCGACGCAATCATTCGAGACCTGAAGATTATCAGCAGAACACCGGCAGAAATGGGGTATTTAGAGTCTGCTGGACTGACGAAAGAGCAGATCTTCGGTGAGATTGGTGTGTCTCAGATACTGACGGGGCAACTTGAGGGGGTGACTCGGGCTTCTGGGTCGTTAGCAGAACAGTTCTTCATGGATTACTGCCTGAACCCCATTATCTCGATGTTTTCCCAGCAACTAACCAAGAAGATTTGTCCTCTGTTTGCAGTAGAAGAGGGTGATTTGGTGGCATGGATTGCACCGGGGATTCATCACGACCCTGAGTTGGATGCAGAGTTCCTGAAGTCGGGAATACGGTCATACGCACTACAGAGGAATGACGTTCGGTATGTTCTGAACCAGAGATTTGGTGGTCTACCACCGCTTGAGGGAATGAACGATGTCATTATTCCTGAGAAACTGGAAGAACGAGACCCGGAAGAAGACTTCCTCGGTGTTGGCCGTATGGGGCTACTGATTGGAAGCGAGAATGCAGCAGAAGAGTAGGAAAGCATTTTACGAGATACACCCACCGGGAACGGAAGTGAAAGTCACAGCCCTAGACGACGGCAGCATTCAGGTTATTGTGATAAAAAATATCGAATTACCTAACCATGTTGACGAAACGCCAGAATTGTTTGTAGCATCCTAGTGTCAAAGCTTCGCTGGAACCTGATATGACAGACAAAACAAAACTCATCGAATCACTGAAACACCGCGACTCTCGCACTGGCATCGTGACGGCAGACCGCTATTTCCGTGATGTGACGGAATGCTTCGAGGGTGGTCACTGTCCGGTCGATATCGGTGGTGCATCGGAAGATGAATGGCGGAAGAAACTCAGCGAGGCAGAATCCAGATTCACCTACACTAACCCCGAGATGGAAGTTCTTTCGAAGTCCATCACAAAGAACAGCAAAGAGGGAATTCTTGAGTTCGACGCCATCATCACCACCCCCATTCGGGACCGTGACGGTGATGTGCTGGAAACCAAAGGCGCGACAGTCGACCCCAAGATGCCTCTGCTATGGCAGCACATGCCGATGCAGCCCATCGGGAAGTTCATGAAAACTGTCAAGCACACTGACAGCGAACTTCGTGGTCGGTTTGTGATTGCAGACACAGCACTCGGTCGAGACTCAGCCGCACTGTTCAAGATTGGTGCGTTGCGAATCTCACACGGTTTCGACCCGATTGAGTGGAAAGAAATGGACGACGGGGACGGTTGGCGGTTCCTGAAGTATCTCATCTACGAAGCCAGCGGTGTTTCCATTCCATCGAACGTGCAGGCAGAAGTGCTTGAGTTCTACGAAAAAGACTTCGAAACCACGATGATGAAGCAGTTCCAGCAGAAACTGTGGAAGAGTCAGAACAAGACAACTGAGGCTGTTGTTTTGCCTGAACCAGAAGAAAAAGAAGCAGAACCATGTTCCTGCCAGAAAGAAACAGAACCTAATCTGGTAAAATTTACCGAATTAGAAGAAGCAATCAGCAAAGCATCTGAGTTGTTCGAGAAAGCGGGTTCAAGAATCTCGCAGTCAACTCGTGCGGAACTTCAAGAGGTTGCGATGGACCTCGAAGCAATCCGCAACATGGAAGACATGCCGCGTTCGGTTACGGCGCTTGTCGGTAACGCCCTCTCCTGCATTTCAGGATTGATGGGCAGCGATGAAGAAAAAACATTCGATGATATCGAAAAGAAATACTTTGCTGCGTTGGCAGAGTTTGGGACAGATGCTTTGAGGCGTCAGTTCCACAGCGTGAAGTTGGTGCTCTCCGCGTCCGAAGAACAGGAAGAAGCGAGAGAACTGGACGAAATACTGTCCATTTTTGACTAATTCCCGTTCAACGGGTTTTTCATAAGAAAGAGATTATCATGAACAAGTTTCTCAAGACCTATTTGGTCGAGAACTTTGGACTGGCGGCAGACGCCGATGACGCAACTGCCAAGAGTCTCGCGAAAGAAAAGATTGGTTCGGGTGAACTCGAACTCGAAAAGTACATTGAGTTGCTTGCGAAGAAAGAGGCAACCCCTCAAGACAAAGCAAGCGAACTCGCTGACACCATTGCCACCAAGACCTCGGAAGCCGTTGTCTCTGGACTCAGCAAGAGTTTCGACGACCTCGGGACTGTTATCAAGAGTGCTTTGACTCCAGCACCTGCGCCGACCCCCGAGCCGACGCCGGACCCGGAACCCGTCGAAGAAAAAGGCCTGTCCTACGAGGAAATCGAAGCCAAGTTGTTCGAGCGGGTGCAGAAAGAGTTCACTCCGAAGAACAACGACGGTGGTGACGCCCTCAAAGTCTGGAAGATGGCTTACCAGGACGACCAGGACGCAGGAACGATTCGCGTCAAGAGTGCAATCGAGGCTTACCGCCACGACCCCACTGCCATGACGTACAAGAAGTCTCGTTCGAAACTTCTCGGCATCGACGGACAGCCGATGCACGTCACCTACCAGAACGGTGGGATGAAAGAAGTCGATGTTCCCACGGAACGCATCAAGATGATGTGTGCTGTGTGGTTGAAGTTCCAGTTGTTCCCAGAACGGCTGAACGAGAAAGAGACTGAGATTGTCCAGTACATTCTCCACAAAGAGAAGTTCCACGTTCCCGGTCGTGAAGACGCTGTTCTGCTGGACGAGTCTCAGCGAATGGATGTCTGGGCTGGACACAAAAACTTCTATCGTGGTGGACACACGAAAGCCAACCTGATTGACGATTCGACTTCAGGTGGTGAAGATTCGGTTCCTGAATTCTTCGACATGGCGATGATTGTTTCGCCTACTCTGGCCGAAGAAAACATCCCGTCCTACTGCAATGTTGTGATGGTTCCTCGCGGTTCAGCCGCACAGAACTTCATCGTCGGTCGTCCGACAATTGCAGCAGCGAACACTGAAGGATCTGCAACCTCTGTGTACGATGCGACCGGATTTATCACGAACCACGACACGAGCTTCTTCCGTGCCGCTGGGTTCCTGAAGATCGGGAAGAACTACGCAGAAGACGCGCATCCTCAACTCGTCACTGAAATCATGAATCAGTACAACAACAGTGTGAAGCTGTGGTTGAACGAGCAGATCATGACTGGTGACGGAACCACCGAGCCTCAGGGAATCACCGTCGATACCGGAACTGGCGACATTACGCCGGGAACGCCGACGACTGGTCCTCTGACGCTGGCTGACGCACTGAATATGCTGTTCGGTGTCTCGAAAGCGTACCGCGAAAACGGTGGACGTAACAACGCCATCTACTGCATGACGGACAGCACCTACAAACGGTTCCGTTCGATTGCAACCGGCGTGACAGGCGACACTCGACTCGTCTTCGGTGATGACGTTGAGAGTTACCAACTGTTCGGTCATCCTGTCCTCATCGAAGAGGGCGGAATGACGAATGCTGATGTTGTGTTCGCCCAGATGAAGGGCTACCGACTTTATCAGCGTCAGGGCGCTCGGTTCATTCGTGAAGACCGTGGCGATACGCTGACTCGGGACAACACGTTCCTGGTTGGTGTGGACGTAAGGTACGGTGGACAGCTCGACGAGCCTAATTACGCTAGTGTCATGAATGCAGCTCCAACCAGTTAATTGATGTGATTTGACCAGGGGTCGTTCGTTCGGCCCCTGGGTTTCTATATTTTGGAGAAGTAGATTGAGAACTGACGAAAGCACACTCAAAGCATACGACCTTGTTGTTGACGTAACCCACCCCAAGGGCAGGAAAGTCTTGTTTCGGCCTGCTGGAGATGAGTTGCTTCGCAGCGAGATTACTCAAGACATGATTCCCGGAAAGCACCCGAATCAGGCTATCCGCTTGATTGGTGGCAAACTTCCTGGGATGCGGCTTTACATGGACACGAAGAATGGTTCATGCAAAATCCTCGACAAACTGACACTCGACGAGAGTTCTGGAATTGTCGAAGCGATGCGTCGGCTTGCGGCAACCGAGGACTACATGAACACCAAGATCCCTGAGAGAATCAGAGACAAAGACTTCGGTGTTCCGAGGACCGAGATGTACGAATGGATGTTCTGGATTCGCCGTCTGGTTGACGAGAAGAAATTCACCGTCATCAAAGGAACAGTTCCCAGCATCAAAGAAATCTTCGCCAAAGCGCCGAACGGAGAGATTATCGTTTCCGACGATGCAGGGTTGAAGCCGAACAACAAAGGCGACCAACCGTTTAATGTGGTAACAATTGACGATTTCCCTGAAGCAGTTGGAGCAGGACATGGCAAATGAAAAGTCGCCCCGTAAGAAGAATGTGGGCAAAAGTCCTCCTCGTTCTGCGAAGAAGAAACCGCCGAAGAAAGTAGCCGAGAAGAAGCCTGAGAAAAAGCCGGTTGTCGAAGAGGTTGTCGTTGAGGTTCCTGAGCCGGTTGTTGAACCGGTGAAACCTGCTGTTGAACCTGCCGTTCTCGGCAGTCCCGCTTCTCTCGGGCAGAAAGACCCTGCCAACGATGACTTGAAAGCGATTGTGAAAGAAGCGATTGCCTCGAAGTGCAACGCGACCGTCTACGTCAAGAGCGAGTCAGACGTGAATGCTGTTTACGACATCCTCTGTAGCCATGACAACTCATCTTCGATTGGTGTTGGAGTGAGAGAGAATCTTCACGCCAGAGCCACTTGGAGAAGAAAAGTCGAGTAGACATGGGAGTCTTTTGTGGAAATCGCAGTCTCATACGCCATCACCCCAGAGTGGCCCAAGATGGAATGGGTGGCTACCGCGTTTGAGCGGATTGGTCACACTGTTCGGCGTATCCACAAAGACCCAGAAGCACTCAGTAAAGCACTGAAAGAGTGCGACCTCGCGATATTCGGCCACAAATCACTTGCGGGCCGTTGGCCGAATATCAAAGAGGCTTTCCGCAACAGGAATTGCCCTGTCGTCTATTGGTGGTTCGACCTCGTTGCCACCCACCCCTCTCAGAAACTTGAGAACCAACCACTCTTCAAGAGTTGGGCGAAACCAAACTCACCGATGTTTCGAGAGGCGGACATCACTCTCGTCAAAGAGAGGGATCTGGTTTCTGAATACAGGAAACTCGGCGTCAATGCTTATTGGTTCGACCAAGGCGTTCTGTCGGACTTCCCAGCAATCGAACGAGAAGAACCCGAATATGACGTTCTCTTCTGGGGGCAGACGAATGCTTGGACCCAGAGGATGCGGGATGCTAATTCGTTAAATTTTACCAAATTAAAAGTGGCATGGTTGACGAACTCATCAGGCGTCCCCAGCGGCATTGAAGTGCTTCCGTGGACTCACCCTGATAAAATCCACGAGATTGCCGCTAAGTCTCGCTGTGTGGTGTCCTGCGGCTTCAGGAACGATGTCTGCGGGTATTGGAGTGATTCGTTCTGGATGGCTGCTGGAATGGGGAACTGTGTCCTCAGGCGATACACCCCCGGTTTGCCGGATGGTCCGTATTGCATCTACCATAATGAGACAGAGTTGTGTAATCTTGTTAGTTGGGTGAAATCCAACCCAGAGCAAGCCAATGGTATGGGTGAGAGGGCTAGAAAATGGGCAACAACAAAGCATTCACTGGAAGCAAGAGCCAAAGACCTAATCCGTCTTGTCCGAATTGCGGAGGAACGGGGCGAGTTAAAAGTACCAAGAGTGGTAACGTCGTGAAGATGGTGAAGTGTTTCTGTATCCGTAAGGGCATAGTGACGAAATGACTGACATTCTCAGCAAAGAAAACGATGTGGCTGTTTACTTCGGCGTCGATTGCGACGACCCGGATGCGAGGCTTGTGTGGCTGATTCAGGGTTATGTTGAGAGTGCTGTCAGGAAGTTTGTCCGTCACGGTGTTTCTCAGCAAACATACACGGAATTCCAGAGGAAGACGGACATTGGCAGTTCCGATGTAGGCTACAGCCGAGACTACGAACTCATCGGGGATAGTGTTTACACAGCCTCACGCTTCCAGCATCACGGTCAATACCTGCAACTCGACAATGGTTACGTCCGTTCTGTTGCCAGCGTCTACGAGGACTACAGTGCGACGTTCGGTAGTTCGGGCGACTTTGCAGCGTCCACAGAAATCACAGAGGGAACCGATTTCTATCTCGAACTCGACGAAGCGGGAATGTCGAAGTCTGGCAGGTTGATTCGCGAGAACAGAGGCTGGTCGACCCGACCGGGAACCATCAAAATCACCTACACGGCGGGTTTCGCACCGTCAGAACTCAGCGATGAATACGCATTCGTGAAGCACGCCATTCTTCGTGAGATGTCCGAGAAACTGGACATGGCGAGGGTACAGCAGAACGGTGGGGCTGGACGACTGAAGAAAGAAACCATCTTCGGTGACATCCAGAGAGAGTACGCCGTGGACACGAAGACCCAGACGAGAAATCAATTGTCGTTTTCTACGATGTCAGAACTCAGGCCAATTCAAACGATGAGATTATGACAGATATTCTCGAAATCCATGAAATCACTGTGGAAAGAGTGGCTGTCACGCAAGGCACTGCGGGAGGACAGGTCCGCACATACAGCACGTCGAATCGCAGCGGAAACCCCATCAAAGTGATTGGGCGTGCGATTCGGATGACCGAGAAAGAGAAGTTGGACCACGGGGTTCGTGGGGATTTCACAGGCTGGAAGTTCCTCGTTCCTGATGAAGACCCGAAAGTGGCACTGACTGACAGGGTGACATTCGAGTATCTTCCCGGTGATACAACCACTTCACACACAGTAAAAATCACGCATTCCAGTTTCTTGCGTGCCAACGAAACACAGAAACTCTACAAGTTCCTCGGTGAAGAGGATACTAGCGAATCATGAACGTCGTTCACCACAATCTTGATGACTACTTTGCTGACTTGGCGAGAGTCAAGAACGAGAATACTGTTGTCAGAACCACTGTTCACGAGATGGGCCGGGATGAAAACGGCGGTGTGGTTGATGTGCGGCTGGTGAGTGGGTTCTGTGAGGGAGAGAACTTCTACGAACTGACGCTGGGTTGCGGTGAAGTCTGGGCTGGCGATAAAGACCCGGAAGCCTACAAGACTGCCAGAGAATCCATGCGTTCCATCGAAGAAAAGTGTGACAGCCTCAGGGTTTATCATGGGGGTGGGCAATGGCAGCAGTAGACGTGAAAGTTGTCATGAATCCAAAGTTCTTGCCAACCATCAAGAAGATGGCGAACAAAATCGTCAAAGACATCACCAATGACCTGCGGGATGAGGTGAGGGTAAAGCTGTCTGTGCCGTTCCCGCCGTCCTCTCGACCTGGAAACCCGCCACACAGGCGTTCTGGGGCTACCATGCGGTCTATCATCTCAAGAAAGATTGGGAACATGGACTGGGCTGTTGTCATGAAGAAGCAGGCAGCGGGCAGGGAGAATTTGGGAATATGGCTAGAATTAGGCACTGGCATGTATCGAATGCCGTTCCCTAGAGGGAGTAGGGGTTCTATCACTGGTGAGTATTCTTCACCGGGACAGGGTAAAACCAGCATGAAAGCGAGGCCGTTCTTGCTGAATACGCTTGTTTCCCGTGGTCCGTCGATTGCGAAAAGTAAGTTCAGGACATCCCCGGTTTCCGGGTTTTCAATTGTGACAGGTTCACCATACCGCAGGAAAAGTGGCGGTCTCCTGAGTCGAATGTTTGGGAGATAGCCAATGCCACAGAGTAAAGTCTCGGTATCGCTGTTTAACCGCTGGAACAACGCCAGTCTCGACACTTCCATTGCCTCTCTCTATCCGTCTGGTGAGACACCGAAAACTGGCAGGAACACATCTGGTTCACCTGAGGGTGATGCGGTCCCTCGTGCTGAGTACATGGTCTCAATGGGAGACCCCATAAAAAGTCGTGGCAGCAGGCAATACACAGCCGTTGTGACGTTTGAGGTGTGGGGCACCCTGAAAGAAACGGTGGACGGTTATGTGACCAGCATTTACAATGCTTTCGTCAATTGCAGTGAGTCTTCCGTTGCAAGTCCAATTGCGATGAGTGGCGGTGATATCCAAGAAGTGAGTGATGGTGCGGCGTTTGTCGAAAAAGAGGATGACGCTGTTTTCCGAGGCACACAAATCATTTACATACGATTCAGCGTACCTCAGCAGGTTCCGGCATGACTGTTTCCCACACCAGCAAAACAACAACAATCTGGGATTACACCCACACAGACACAGACAATATCAGTGACCCCACTGACAAGAAGTTGTACATCATCTCGAATTCGTATGCTGATGGTAGCGGCAACAACCAGATGCAGGACATGTTTCGTATTGAGGTGACAATCAGCCCCGGTGGAGACAACGAGGATTCCTACGATTTGGCGGGTGGTGTTGTCGATGCGTTCGGTAATACGCTAACATTTGCCACAATAAAGAAACTGATTCTTCTCAACACAGCCACCGTTTCTGGTGACGACTTGCGGTTGGGTGGATTGGTTTCGGGAACAACAGGGTCGCTGATTACAGACTTGTTTGGTGCTGTTGATGGCGGCGTGACCGTGAAAGCCGGTGGCAGCGTCAATATTGAAGCGCCACTCACCGGATACACTGTAACTGGTGGTTCTGCTGACATTCTCGCCATTTCAAACGACGGTGTGAACGACGTAACGTATCAACTTTTAATCGGCGGAACACGCTGATAAACATAGAGGAGTTTCGCTATGGCTGTTATTTCAGGTAAGTTTGCCGAAGTTCTGATTGGGACATGCAACCTGTTGCAGTTTGAATCCATCGACATGAACGAGGGTTCCGAGCCGCAACAGTACAACTCTCGCGAGGGTGGTGGTCACACCAAATCCGTCGCGGGCGTCAACAGCGGGGATGGGACGTTGACCACGTTTCTGGATCTCGCCAGTCCACTCTGGGCTGATGTCGTGTCAGGAACCTCATACACGATGACGCACAATCTGAACTCTGATGGTTCGGAAACCGCGTCTGGGACAATTCGCATCGGGAAGATTTCCCGAACTTCAAACCGTGATGGAACGCCTCAGAGTGTGTCTGTGGCATTCGTTACAGAATCTTGGACTGAATACACAGGTTAATCTATGGGCATAGACACGATGGTTGGAGTTGGGCCTGTTGTCCACTTCGACGGGAAAGAACTCACTGTCAGCGGTCAGACGTTTCGCCATCTTGGTGAGGTTGCTGCGCAGATGATTGACGAGAGACCGAAAGTGTTTGATGCGATTCGGGAACTCGTCCCCATCTGGAGGGAAGACACTCAGTTGGCACAGGGGATTGTTCAGCAGTGCTTCTTGGAAGCAAAGACGTGGAACAGTCCTGGCCTCGACGAAATCATGGAATATTTCCTGTATTCGTGGAACGGTCAAATCATGGGTTTCTGGTTGTCAATTCGAGACAACGACAGAGGGTTATGGACCCTCAACCATTTTCGGGAAGTTTTCTCAGATAAGTACGAAGAGATTGTTCGAGTCAACGGCGCAGAGGGCTTCGTGAAAGCGAAAGAGTGGACGACCGAATGGCAGAAGAAGATTGACCAAGCCTCAGGCGGTGATGAGGTGGGAAACTCACATGGCTCTCTGAGCACTTCGGAGGAGGGGCAGGAGAGCCAATTAACTGGGAACACGTCTTCGCCAAGTTAGCCGAAATCAACAACTGGACGGCAGCACAAACCGCAAGCATGACCATCCATCAAGCCAGAGTTTACACGAAGAAAGTTGACGGCGTTGATGGGGTTGAGGGGATTTACGAAGCGTCAAACACTCAATCGGTAATGAGAGCCAGAAGAAGCTACTTGAAGCCATCGGTTGATAAGGCCGTTGGGAATCTAATGAGCGGAAGACGCTGGGACTGGAAAGGCTGAAACAAGTAATGTGGCAAATTTTATCGAATTACACATTACGCAACCAGTCAGGTAGGTGTGCATAGTGTCATTGGAATTGGCTACGGCATTTGTACGGATTAAAGTCAGCCAAGAGGCTCTGTCTGGTCAGCTCACCACAACGAGACAGACTATCCAGAAGCGTCTCGAAGCCATAAGAGTGCATGTGCGGATAATCCCTCAGATTGACCCTGGGGCGATGAGAATCCTCAAAGCACAACTCGGTCAACTCGGTGCTGTCAGCGGTGGTGCCGCTGGGGGTGGTGGCGGTATCGGTGGCGTCCACATGAGCCGCAACGCATCAGTCATGTCTGGTG